CCTTGGTTAACTTTGTAGAGAGTGTTCTCAACAGAGCAAAAGTAGAGGTGGGTTAGTTTGCTACCAATGGTTACCTTGAGAGCAAAAGTAGAGGTGGGTTAGTTTGCTACCAATGGTTACCTTGAGAGCAAAGGTTACCTTGGTTAACTTTGTAGAGAGTGTTCTCAAGAGAGCAAAAGTAGAGGTGGGTTAGTTTGCTACCAATGGTTACCTTGAGAGCAAAAGTAGAGGTGGGTTAGTTTGCTACCAATGGTTCTCTTGAGAGCAAAGGTTACCATGAGTCAGAACTAGTTGTTTGTGTTGGGTAAGAAAGGTTGAACCTAGATGAGATCTATCCACCAAGGTGGTTGAAGTGTTAACATAGGAAATCCTATGTTAACACTGTGGGGAAAGTCTAAAGATTCTTTACAAGACGCTCCCTACAAAGGATCGGTCGTAGTTGAGTATTTTACCAGTTTTGTTCATGTCTTTACTCGAGGTTCGAGCTAACTCGAACTAGTTCAAGCCTGAATATAACCTTTTCTTCAAAGTTAACTAGAGGTAACCTTTGGTACCAAACTAACCCACCTCTACTTTTGCTCAAGAGAACACTCTCTACAAACTAAACCAATGGTAACCTTTGCTCTCAAGAGAACCTTTGGTACCAAACTAAACCAATGGTAACCTTTGCTCTCAAGAGAACCTTTGGTACCAAACTAAACCAATGGTAACCTTTGCTCTCAAGAGAACCTTTGG